AGTATTGATACTTTCAGATTCAACAGATTTGTTCCACTTAGAAAACCTATTACGCTTTCTAACTATATTTATAAGAAAATCAAACTGCAGACGGCCGTCAAGGTGGTGATACTTATTCATCTCATTTGCATATATGACAGTATCAGGGAAATACGATAGACCACGATTCACCATAAAGGCATTGTAATCTTTCTCATTCTCAAGTATATCCTTCTTATCGTTGGATATAGATTTAATTAATTCAAATGGATTCACAGATCAGTCTTTATATATTTGATATTAGCCAATAGGAATGATCTCCATGACTGTGCTTCAGTATCAAAGACTCTCATAACCTCTTCATTAATAATCTTTGGAGGTTTAGTGTCATCATATGATTCATACGATTGATCAAGTAAATGTGATTGAAGGGTACACAACATCTTACGTTCTGTGCCATCTTTCTTTGTGAACATTACTTCAATGATTTCATTGTGTAAGAATTCGGTTAGATCTCTTCTAAGGTTTTTGCCAAAGAAATTACGTGTCTCACTACGTGGTGTTATATTTAAATACTTACTCATTGTCTTCTACTGCCTCCACTAGAAATTTATTTATAAGCTTGAGCATAGCTCCAGCCTTTTCTAATTGCCACACAATCATAACTATACCTAAGGCAATAATTATTTGTGAATACATTGCTAATTGTTCCATAAATCTCCTATTTAAATTTAATTCCAGACATGATCTCAGTCATGCATGCGACTACGTTTAGTTCATGATCAGCAACAAAGCTATCCTTATAAGAATAGTCTGCTAGTATAAGAACTAATTGAGGAATACTCTGCGGTTCTACATAGCTGGTCATGTTATCATATATCATTCTAAACAACTTTGCAGATTCTACATCAATATTATCTGTTACCCACTTACGCATCTTCTTAAAGTTTTTAGATTTGAGATCATCCATCAATCCTTTTATACTTGTCTCAGATAGAGTAACAAGAATACCGGTATCGATATGACCACTCATGCCATACCTTTGACATTCATTTATGACACGTCTCCAGTCTGGTATGTATTTCATAATGAGTTCTGCAATCACTGCATTGTCATATATGATATGTTCGGAATCAAGAATGAATTGAAGCCTATGCATAAATGCTTCTGCCATTACAGCCTTGTTACCTAAGTTGAATTCGTATATAGAACATCTTGAATGAAGAGGATCAATAATACGATTCTTAAAATTACATGTTAATATAAATCTACAATTAGAAGAGAACTCTTCTATGAACCCACGTAATGCAGGTTGAGTAGATTGTGGATTAAGATAGTCAGCCTCATCTAAGATAATAACTTTCTGTCCACCGGTTAATGATACAGTACTTGCAAACTGTTTGATCTTACCACGAAGGGTATCAATGTTACCATCTTCTGATCCATTGATTAACATATAGTCAAGATCTAATTCATTACACAATGCTCTGGCTACGGTAGTCTTACCTACACCAGCAGAACCTGTAAACATCATATTGACTAACTCACCCTTCTCAACTAACTTTCTAAATGTATCTTTTAAGTCTTTGGGAAGGATGCAATCCTCAATGGTTTGTGGTCTATACTTTTCTACGAATAAAAATTCTTTCACATACACCTCATAATATAATAAGCATGGTACTATTATACCATGCTTTTGTTAAAAGTACATACTTACTCAGCTGTAGTTTCTTCCAATTCAGCATCGACTTTAGCCGTAGCTGCGTCAGCTGCTTTTAGAAATGCATCTAAACGATTACGTACTAAACCAACTTCAGCCATTTCGCTACCTTCAAATGCTCCGCGTTTAGTTACTATATCAATAATTGTAACACATGCTCGAACATCACTTAGTGCAAGGCCTTGAGGTTTTTCAGCAGCTTCTACTTCAGTTGCAGTTGCGTCCATTACTTCCTCTGGAGTTTGTTTCATTCCTTCTTTCTTTGCCATTATGATTCCTTAAATGTTGTAGTTTTGTCAAGAGCAACCCAGTAGTCTGTGTCACCCGCTTTAATTAATGCTACCTGCTTCTTATCGATACCGAACTCATATGAGTCAGCAGGTTTAAATTTGAAATTGTTTATGTCAAACACAAAGTCAAATTCAGCACTGGTATTTATATCGCAATTAGGAACGTTCATCGTAAATTGATTCGATGTAGGGTTCTGCTTATCAACAATAACACATTCAATAAACATTGCGGCTGGATTCTTGCGTATGCTTAGGTTACTTGTTTTAAGAGTAGCTGAAGCTTTGCGTAAAGTAGTTAATTCATCATGCGTAAGAGTAAATTTTAGATCTTCGCATGGTAGATTAATATCGTTTGTAGGGACTGTCAGGATGTCGATATCTGAGAAGTAATACTTGAATGAAGTAATACCATCAGTGATATTTACAAACTTCTTATCCTCATCAAATGATAATGTAGGATCATCAAACATATTAAGACAAGCTAGGAATTCACCTAAGTCATATATGCCAAATGGATATGGAGAATTAAAAGCTACATGAGCTTTTGACATCAGTGTTTTAGAAGTAGACATCGTTCTGATGAATCCACCTTCCTCACCCAATGCAATATTACTATTAATAGATTGGAAGTTATTCAATACATCTTTTATTTCATTACTAAGCTTCATCGCTGGACTCCTTTAAGTCATGTTCATTAATTGCTAATAGAGTATAATGCATGATCTTCATTAGATCAGTTCTATTCGCTCCGTCTTTCTTACCATATCTTGATGCATACTTTAATACATTACCAAGACAAAAACCAACACCATGCCCGGAGGCAGATATTAGATCCATACTTTGTATACCATTTTCTGACGCATAATGCTTAGAGTATGTACCCTCAACATAATGTGTTAACTCATGGATGTTTTGCTGTTCATTAAATTTCATATAATTCCTTTCTCATTAATAGTTATATTATATCACACATTGTGCGAAAGTACATACCTTTTATTAAAATATTTTCGTCTCCCATCCGAGCACGATTCCCCAATTGTCTTTCTCATAAGCTGGAGTTATATACCAGTTTCGATATTTAACTCTTGCGAATGGTAACAAAGAGTAAGAAGAGTAACCAGTCACAAGACCTACTTCAACTCTTCCGAACTTCTGTCCAACATAAGTACTGATCTTTGATTCACTATTATAATATGCACCAACAATAGTACTATTCAAAATTGAATGCTCTACCTCACATTGTACATGCGGATGGATATTTTGATAGTCTCCTTGCAATCCCATATGGATTGATGCTGCTAAAAATAATTCTAAACACATTATATACCTCCTACGGTTACGTTTTTAAAAATAAAGTTATGGTCTGGTTCACCACTTGGTGTAAAGCTACAACAAGCATATGCTCCTATCCAAAAGTTTGTACCTTGTACTGCTCTATAACTTGTAGTTCCTTTATAGTCATAGATCATTAATCCATTATGATAGATCTTCATATAGCCATTGCTCTTCTCTGATTGAATAGTTTCAATAACAAATTCATTCCACTCAGAGTTAGCTATACTTATTTTGCCTTTCCAATCATTATTAATATCTATTTCAATACCTTTAGTCAATGGATTATACCAGATGTGAAACACTGGAGGTTTTCCAGCTCGAGAATGTGACCATGCAGGATACAATTCAAACATAGTAATTCCAGGTCCACCATATCCAAGTCCGTCATCTTCACTTATATCTTTAAATGAAAATGTATATCGCCAAGGTTTATTAAATGTATAAGCTGTTTTGCTTACAAGTTGAGATCTAAAAACTTCTCCAGGACTTGTTGAGTCAGTGGCAGGATCACAATCATCTATATGACCTCCGCCTCCACCACCCCAAAGACATCCATTATTAATCAAGTTAAACTGGATCTCACCCATACCTAATGGGACAATAGTTTTATCTATGTGCCATGTAGACTGAGCTTTATAATAAGCACCTTCCCAAAAGTAATTATCTTGCACCTGAGCATTGACACCAAGTGCAAGTAAAGTTAATGGTATAATTAATTTCTTCATGCAGCCACCGCGTCAGTAATACGTGCAACTAATTGCTTATTACCCTTCTTAGTCTTATTGAACTTTTTAAATTCACGTTTAAGATCACCAATAGTATCAGCTTTTCTAGGAGTAAATTCATCCGTGTCAAACCTTGCAGATTTATTTATCTTAATTATGAAATAGTTGTCATAACCTTTAGCATTTTTCCACTCTGAGAAATTATCTTTTCTCCAAGTCTTAATGACATCAGAAAAATCTTTTGACTCATGGACTCCATGGTAACCTGAACCAAATGAAGATGCATCAGTAGCTAAATGGAAACCCATGACAGTTGCGCCAGTGATCTCTTTCAGTCTAATCAGTGCAGCTTCATATAAGTTGCGAGAGCTTGAACCTTCGATTGTTTTGTTACCGAACTTAATTATCTTATGGCTTCTATGTGTAATAACATCAGCTTTTTCGTCGCTATGAACATACACACCGTCAGGTTGACCGTCAGTCAAGAACATAATGTTTGTGTTTTGAATTGCGTGTTTACGTGTGAACTCTTTAACTTGCTTAGCCGCTAGGAAACATGTTTGGACTAAAGGAGTTGAACCCATCATATCTAACGCATGCATCTGATGACTATATAAATGATATTTAATAGAACGACTCATTGAGTGTGCCTTACCAATAGCGAACATTGTATAAGCAGCTTCATCAAAAGTCTTCTTATTCATTTTTGAAGAGAACATCTCAACGACTTTAGTAAACTTAGAATCAACTTCAGACTCAACGATAGGCATATCTTTAATACCTTTACCAACCTCTCTCCAATATGCAGTAGTAGTAAATGAATATGCTTCAAAAGGAACATTCACTTGACGACAAAACATTGCAATAGTAATTGCTTGAGCAACAACATCTTCGATAATGTCACACATAGATCCAGAAAGATCTAAATACATAACGATACCGTGTGATTTTGCTTGAGCAAGATTAGTAGTAGTCAAAAAGATATCTTCAGAGTATTTGTATGAATGCATC